TAGTCAGGATGAGCTTAGGTCTTTCTAGTATAGAAAAAGCTAGAGAGATTATTCTTAAAAAATATAAGTTCACAAAAGCTGAAAGGGAGGAAGCCAAGCTCGAGCATGTCAAACAAATCCCAAAATACTTAATAGAAGATTTAGTAGAAGATCATTCTTACTGGGAAGGGAGAGGCATATCAAAAGATACGCTGACTATTTTTAACGGAGGCAAATCTATAAAAGATAAACTTTACGGCAGATATGTTTTCCCTATATATAACGGCAACAAAAAGTTAGTAGGAGTTACTGGCAGAGATACCACTAACAAAAACCCTTTGAAATGGCTGCATCAAGGCGCTACTTCAAAATGGGCTTATCCTTTGCAGGTAAATTTTACTATAATACAGAAAGCTAAAGAAGTTATTTTAGTTGAAAGTATTGGAGATATGCTAGCCCTGTGGGAAGCTGGAATAAAAAATACTTTAGTTACTTTTGGCTTGAGGATTAGTTCGCATTTAGTCACTTGTATCTTGAAATTAGATCCAAGCAAGATTATAATAGCTTTCAACAATGACGAAGAAGGCGGCGCGGGAAACAAAGCAGCGTACAAAGCCAGCAAGTTTTTAGACAGGCATTTTGACGAAGGCGTTGTCAAAATCAAACTGCCTAGTAAAAATGACTTTGGGTGCATGAATAAAAAAGAAATTTTAGAATGGCAGAAAAGTTAAAAGAAAAAATATTATCAGCATCAAGGCTAAAAACGCTCGAAACGTGTTCTTGGTCGTATTGGTGCAACTACATACTAAAACTGCCGCAGAAGCAAAATGAGGGCGCACAGCGAGGTACTGTGTGTCACTTAGTATTTGAGATGCTTGTCAAGAAGAAGCATAAAAAGCACTACGATAAAATCATAAAAGCAAACACGATAGACGGAAGCCCCGCTATCGTTAGGCTAGTTATGAAACATCTGCGGCAGATGGAGAAGTCCTCCGACCTACCTATGACTAACGAAGAAAATACAGAGTTGGTGTGGGATATGATTATGGTCGGATTAAAATATGATTTCTTTGGGCGGGGAGGCAAAGTAGATAATCCAGAGTTTGAGTTTTTGCTAGAATCAAAAAATCCTGAGTATAAAATAAGAGGATTCATCGATAAACCTATAGTTTATAAACGTGGTAAAAAAATAAAAATTGTAGATTATAAAAGTAGTAAATATAAATTTAGAGGCGAAGAACTGCACTCAAATGTTCAAGCTATGGCCTATACCTTGGCCGCTAAAAAACATTGGCCGGGATTTAAGCCTACGGCAGAATTTTTATTTTTAAGATTTCCTAGAAGCCCAGTTCAACAGTTGGAATTCACCGAAGAACAGCTAAAAGGATTTGAATATTATTTATCTTATGCTTATTTTAAAATAAATAATTATACAGAAGAAGATGCTACTTCAAATTATGCTGCTGATACGAAAAAGAATGCATGGCTCTGCAAAGTAGGTAAATGGAGATGCCCATACATTGATGGATACGATTACTACTCTCTCAAGGATAAAGAGGGGAATCAAGTAGCTTCTAGCTTTAAAAAGGTTGAATTGGAGCAAATTAAGGTAAAAGGTCAGAAGATTGTTAAAGAAAAGTACGAAGGTTGCCCAAGGCACGCTGGCAGCGACGAATACATAGATATTTTTTCTTGACACGCGACCAGAACTGTAGTATAATCAGCGCATGTTCGAGGTTCTTCCTCTATTTAAATCGCATTACAGCATAGGTAAATCTATACTTACGTTGGGATCAGCAGGCTCTTCAGAAGAAACTGGCCCCGATTCAATCATAGATATTTGCTCCGCTGCCAAGCTTGACCATTTTTATTTAGTTGATGACAGCATGACGGGGTTTATGGAAGCTTATCACAACGCTTCCGATGCTGGGATAGATTTAAGATTTGGTCTACGCCTAAGCATATGTAATGACATTTCATTAAAAGAAAAGAACTCAAACTTATTTGAGTATAAATGTATCTTATTCTGTAAAAATAAGGCTGGGTATGAGAGATTGCTGCAAATATCCTCCTTCGCTTCTACAGAAGGATTTTATTATAATCCAAGAATAGATTACAAATCTCTAAGTCAATACTGGAATGATAAAGATTTATCTTTTGTTGTCCCGTTTTACGATTCATTTATTCATAACAATAAGTTTAAAATGAGCAACATCGTACCTGACCTTTCCGACATCAATCCTACTTTCTTTTTAGAAAGAAACGACTTGCCGTTCGATGAGTCATTAAGGGAGAGTGTTTTGAGTTATTGCGATGGTAAATATCAAACTCAGGAAGTAAAAAGTATTTATTATAAAAATAAAAAGGACTTTCCCGCTTACCTGACGTTTAGATGTATCTCTGACTCTGCGCCCGGCAGAGCAAAGAGAACTTTGGCTAAACCCAACTTTGACCATATGTGTTCAAACGAATTCAGTTTTGAAAGCTGGTATGAAAAGATTTAAACTATCGGAACAATTAATCAGTAGAGCGCAGGAAAGAGCTGACAAGCTGCCCTTGCTTAATAACTCTATCAGAAAAGGCGAAGGTGCATTAGTAGCCTACATCGGCGAAGAAGTCGTCAAACACGTTCTAGGCGGCGAAATAAAGGATACCTACGATTACGACTTAGTATATCACAACCCTTGCTCTGGTCATTTTACTGTTGATGTAAAAACCAAGGAGAGGACTGTTCCTCCTCTTTATAATTATAACTGTACGGTGGCAGATTTTAATCCTAACCAAAACTGCGATCAGTATGCTTTTGTTAGCGTGATGAAAGACTTGAGCTATGCTTGGTATCTTGGCAAAATAGATAAATCCGAGTTTTATCAGAAAGCTAAGTTTTATAAAAAAGGCGATTACGATCCGGAGTCTCCTCGTAATAGGAATTTTTATTTTAGAGCAGATTGCTATAATGTCCAAGCTAGAGAATTAAATGGATAAAGAATTTTTTACTAACGACCACAAACATACTTTGGTTTTCATGGACTTGGAAACCTTTAATGTAAATTTAAACTTTTACAATAATCGCCCTTGGCAGGTCGGCATGATTAAAGTTGTCAGAAAAGATGTCGTAGCCGAATCGTGCGATAGGATGGTTAAATGGGACTGCGGCTTAAAAATATCTGACGAAGCTGCAAGGATTACTAGATTTGATAAAAGGAAGTTTAATAAACTCGCAGAAGATCAAGCCGAAGTGTTTCCGATGGTTTACGAGTGGCTAGACTCTTGCGATTATATCGTTGGTCATAATATTTTGGGTTTCGATATGTACCTTATTAGAGATTGGTGCAAAATACACGGGAAGCCTTACGCGCATTTGTTTAAAAAATGTATTGATACCTTATCAATAGGTCGAGGAATTAGAACAGAATACTATTTCAAGAAGGAAGAAGGTAACTTTTTTGACTATCAGTACAGAATGTTGACACACAGAGTCAAAGGCATTAGAACTTCTCTGACAGAGCTTGGTAAATACTACAATATTGACCATGACTATTCGACTCTGCATGATGCAATAAACGATTTGAAGCTTAATCTAAAGATTTGGAGGAAATTAAAATTAGAAATGAGTAAAATCTAGGTATATAATAATATATATGCCCAGTATGGATTTTGCATACGATTTAATAGAGAAGCTCTCGGAAGAGTCTGACGTAGATTACGCGATAATAATCCTGCGAAAAGGCAACAAGCAGGATAAGCTAGATTTTTTTTATAGGTTTGAACAAGAGAGTAAAGACACTTTAAGAGTTTTAAAAGATAGACTAGAGGATATACTAAAAGAAGATGGAGACAGTAAAGGAGAACAAAAATCAGAACCGCCACCAGCCAAGAAGAAAAAGCGCGGTAGACCCAAAAAAAAGAAAGAGTAGCTTCTCTGACGACTTCAAGAAGCTGGGTTTAAATATTCATGGAGTTCGTTTGCCTAAGTTTGAGGTTCAAGACGAATATCTTGAACTCATAGATAACCCCGATAAAGTAAACAATACTTACGATTTCTTAATAGCGCTCTGTCAAAAAGGCTTCAAAAACCTCAATCTTAAAAGAGGCTCGGAAGAACATAAGAAGTATACAGACAGAATTTATTACGAACTAGATATATTAAAAGAACTTGGCTTCGTAGATTATATATTATTAGTTTGGAAGGTTATACATTTTTGTAATACTTCCGACATTCCAGTTGGACTAGGTCGAGGTTCGGCCGCTGGTAGCTTCGTATTATACCTATTAGGAGTCACCAAGATTGATTCTGTGAAATACGATTTGTTCTTCGAGAGATTCGTTTCAAAGATTCGCGCCAAGAAGAAAGTCGTTGATGGAGTCACTTATCTAGACGGCTCTTTGATGTGTGATATCGATATGGACGTTTGCTACTACAAAAGAAAGAACGTACTAAAATATCTAGAAGAAGAATTTAAAGGTAAAACTTCCAAGATAAGAACGCTTAATACTTTAAGCGGTAAGCTGGTGATGAAAGAGTGCGGTAAAACTGTTGAAGATAAATCCGAAACAGAAATGAACCATGTCTCCGCCATGATTCCTAAAGTATTTGGTCAGGTAAAAGACATATCAGAAGCTTACGAGGAAGTGGATGACTTTAGAAACTGGTGCGATGAAAATCCACGCACTTACCAGACGGCGCAAAAGATAAAAGGCTTAGTAAAAAATAAAGGCGTTCATCCTTCAGCTATTTTGCTATCTTACGATAACATAGTAAGGAGTTGCCCTCTTGAGCTTGACTCTGAAAAAGAGAAGATATCGTCCTACAATATGGATTGGTCTCAAATGTTCAACGTCAAGCTCGATGTACTAGGACTCAGGACTGTTTCCGTTGTAGACCAAGCTTGTAAGTTCATTGGTATAAAAGTTGAAGATATAGATTTAGACCACGAAAGTATTTATCAAAATTTATTCGACCTTAAACAACCTCAAGGCATTTTCCAAGTAGAAGCCAGAGCGAACTACGAGGTCTGCAGGAAAGTTAAACCAAAGAATCTGGAGGAACTCAGCGCTGTTTTAGCGTTAGCTAGGCCGGGAGCTTTAGCTTTCGTTGATCAGTACGCTAATTATACAAACAACGATACCTACGACGTAATCCATCCATTCTTTGACGATATCCTAGGTAGCACAGGAGGCGTTTGCTTATATCAAGAGCAGATGATGAAGATGGCTCATAAGATTGGTTTTACTCTTGATGAAGCGGAGCTTCTTCGCAGAATCGTTGGTAAGAAGAAGGTCAACGAAGTTAAGAAATGGAAGAAGAAGATTAAGGATAAAGTAAAGCAGAATAACCTAGATTT